TGTTAGGCTGCCAGCCAGGGTGCAAAACACCCGACTCTGTGTAGGAACCTTTGGATTATCTCGACTAGCATTCGCTAGTTAATCCTGTCATTAGCAGATGGCACTTTCGAATTAACGGAAGTATTCACACGAATAGTTCATGTGAGGGGGGAGTTCCCCCGATCCCTGATCATGACAAGGTTCCTGCACATCCAAGTGCAACTTCGCTGTTGTGCTTATTGCAAATTAAATCCTACCAGTGTAAGGAAGTCTGATGGCGATCCTGAGAAATTCCTCTGTAATCTCCTTTGACGGGGATTATAGAGTCTCAGGTCCAAATTGGACTCCCTACCACTCCAAGTATTATAGCACGTTTTCCCAGGCGAGTATCTCGCATGGTGGCTATAAACATCTTGGTAGTGGTGACGTCGGCGGGCCCTGGTTCATGAATAGGACGACATATGACATACTCCCCATTGGGGAGTCGTCGTCGTTCTGTCATGGACCTATATGGTCTGAGTATACCGTTGGTTTCAACGGTCTCAGCGAGTCACTTGGGAGTACTAATAGCGAGTCGTCTGCGAAAGCATACGGCACAAAAGCTATTTCCCAAGTTGCTCCGACGAATCCTTCTTTTAGTCTTTCCCAGTCAATCGGGGAAGTACGTCAAGAAGGATTGCCCGCGGTGGTCGGCACCAATCTCTTACGAGATAAGGCCAGGTTCCTAAAAGGATCCGGGTCTGAATATCTCAATATCGAGTTTGGTTGGAAGCCGCTCATTTCTGATCTGAGGAAATTCGCACGTACTGTGCGAGATTCTCACGATATTGTCGAAGGCTATAAAGCCGACGCCAATCACAAGATCAAACGACGCCTTACTTCTCCACCCGTTTACACCCAAGCACATTCGCAGGTTGGCACTTGTTACTTTTTGCCAGCCGGTCCTGTGATTGGTTATTGGAGCGGGTCAGGTTCCACCTCCGATTTTTGCGAAACTCGGAGTTGGTTTAGTGGAGCCTTTAGGTACCATCTTCCGGTGGGTGACGACACAATGAGTAAACTGTCCCGATACAAATCGGAGGCAGGTAAACTCTTGGGTCTCCGGCTTACGCCGGACACCGTATGGAATTTGGCACCTTGGAGCTGGGCCGCAGACTGGTTCGCAAATACTGGTGATATTATGACCAATATTTCGAATTTCAGCACTGACGGTTTGGTGATGGAATATGGTTACTCTATGCAGAGTGCCAAATGGGAGCGGTCCCACAGTTTTCAACATACAGCTTCGTTGAAGACTGGACGCTACAGGAAAACTGTAGAGTCTAAAAGACGTGTCCCAGCATCACCTTATGGATTTAACATCACTTTTGACGGCCTTTCCAACCGTCAGAAAGCGATTTGCGCCGCAATTGGGATTACCCGAGTGCGGTGACAGCTAGTTCTTAGCTGTCTTGATTAACTCAGTACACAAAAGTGTATTGGGCCATATGCCTCATAAGAGGCAGACGACAGGACACTGTTGTGGCTTTTGCTGATCCTCAGTCCGTTACCATCAACGCTATTGCCAATTCGCTTCCGCGAACTGGTTCAGGTGATAATACGGGTACGTTTACTAAGGATGACGGTAACGTCAAACTTAGCGTTTCCCATTCATACGGGAAGCGTAACCGTCGCACGATCCGCATTGACCACCGTAAGGTGGCTGTGGATCCGTTGAATGCAGCGCAGAATCTCAACTATTCCATGTCAATTTACATGGTGGCTGACATTCCGCCGGTCGGATATTCTCCGGCCGAGGCGAAGCAGGTGCTGGATGGCTTTCTAGCCAACCTGCAGGCTTCGTCTGGTGCAAACGAGACCAAGTTCTTCGGTGGTGAGTCGTAAGACTCATCCACTCCACCCGGAAGCTTCTATGCTTCCGGGTGGGAACTTGGTATCAATCATACTGGAAATCCCAGTAGATTGGACTGTTCAGTACACAACAACAGGATCAAACAACCTCACAGTTAAGGAGGGCTTGATGAAAAGCCTGCTATTGTTCTGGCGCGAAGTCCTAGTTGAACTAGGCACTTGGTGTCGCGTGTGCACCGACCATGACTTTAATACAGTCATGGCCCGGTTTGAACAAGAGGGCGATGAGTTTTTAACCATCGCTTTACCTGAATTCGGAAAGGACTTCGAAAGAAGTCTGGCCCAAGGTCAGGTAACTCCCGACCTCTTCAAAGGTTTCAAGAAGAGGCAAAATCTCCCGGTATTTCTGGGCGGATTTATGGAGCTCTTGTTTGAGCGAAGTACAGGCCGACTCATCGATGTAGAAGGGGAACTTCCCCCCTACGCCGTCGAGGCAGTCTTTGCAGTGCGTCAGCTCACGCTGATGTTCGGCAAGATCCTTAAGCCGTGTTCTCCTGAAAAGGAGGAGGCGGCGATGGCAGCCTACATCGAGACAGAGCAGGACCTGAAAGGAGTCTGGGATTCACAGCCGAGCCGGTATCAAAACACCGACTCGGTTGGGGATCAGCTCATTCGAGCTAGACAAGAGTTTACTCGAGTCTCTAGATTCCTCTTTCGGCACGTGCTCTCCGCGATGGACAGTGAACTGTTCACCGAGCGAGAGTACAGTAATGAGTCGTCCAGAAATGGATGGCGCATCATGCCAAAGCACGGTCCTGGGTCTACTGCTGATCGGCTTACCGGAAACGGTAAGTTCGATCAGTTTGAGTGGACTCAGCGTTTGGAGGACATATTTCCTTTCGGGGAATATGCCATTCCTAATTGGAGGAGTTACTATCTCCTCGACCGCGTTCAGTTTCTTGCACCCGGGGAAGAACGTCCCGTTAGGGTCGTTTCTGTCCCCAAGACGCAGAAAACTCCGCGTATCATTGCGATTGAACCTACCTGCATGCAATATATGCAACAGGCAATCTCGCAAAGACTCGTTGATCTTCTTGAGAGCGATTCAGTCGTTCGAGGGATGATCGGATTCACTGACCAAATGCCTAACCAGCTATTGGCAAGTGAGGGATCCCTTTATGGGGATCTTGCGACGCTCGATTTGAGCGAAGCTTCTGATAGAGTTTCCTGGCAGCTCGTACACGATGACTTGTGGTACGACGGCAGTCCCTTTACAGAGGCTGTCGACGCAACAAGAAGTCGCAGAGCTGACGTGCCTGGTCAAGGGATAGTATCCCTAACCAAGTTCGCGTCCATGGGTTC